GCCCCTCCCCGCGTCCCCAAGGTGCGGTAATTTGCTCCGGTGTATGCCCCTCCCCGCGTCCCCAAGGTGCGGTAATTTGCTCCGGTGTATGCCCCTCCCCGCGTCCCCAAGGTGCGGTAATTGCTCCGGTGTATGCCCATCCCCGCGTTCCCGGCACCAGCCGGAACCGATCCAGCAACAAATTCCCCACACCCACCATCCGGCGATTTTCGGGCTGTAGTAGTCGGACTCCCAGCGCATCCGCTGGCGGAAACCTTCAAGACTCAGCAGCCACTCGTGTCTGGCCAGCAGATCCGCTTCGTTTACTGGCCAGTCAGCGAACTCCGCAACCGCATCTGGATCGTGCTTCACGGCTCGCCAGAAGTTGGCGACGTAGCAATCGAGATCGTTGACGGTTTCAATGTTCGGCGCATGAGGCCGCGCGAGCAGAACCGCCAGCGAACCGGCGAACGGCTCCACATAATTCGGCGCGTCTCCAAAACGCGGCCAGATCAAATGCGCCGCCCTACTTTTACCGCCGAACCAAGGAAATGGCGCAGACAGCGTGCGGGTCATACCGGCTGCACCTGTGCCCATGCGTCAAGGAAGTTGCCCTCCCAGGTTTGCGGGCGCGGTCGTCCCGGATTCCACGCGGCGAGATATTGCGCGTAACTCTCGGCGAATTCCGTCCGCCGCGGCAAGGACGTGGGCAGCGTCCAGATCAACAACCGCGCGAACCCGGCCGCCACCACGTCGTTGAACTCGATCGCCTGATACACCGCTGGCACCGTCGGCCCAATGTCCAGATCGAGGCAGAGTCGCAGCGCTAAATCTCCGCTCCGATGATGGGTCAGGACGGCGTCCACGCCCGCGAGCTCGAACTGGAAATACCCACGCGCTGGCCCGCCGATCTGCCGGCGATGAATCAACCGGGATTCCTGCAACGCGATGGCAATCAGGAAGGCCCGCGCATCGGCGGTATCCATCTGCGGCGGCAAGAGGTCCAGGGCCGGCTCGAGCCCGAGGCGCATGAAGAGGTCAGGCGTCATGCGACCGGCACCATGGCTGTGCCCTGTATGAGCAGGGTATTCGTCACATTGGGAAACGCGGCAAAACTCGGATACCGATACAGCCGGATGAATGACTCCCCGGCCATCGCGTTTATTTTTCCCGCCTCAAACGTCGTCCCGTCTGGAGCGTAGGTCAGGCAGACCGAATCGGCGCGGCGGCCAGTGGCCACCGTCAACCCGGATGGCAGCGCAATCTTGAGATAGTTCGGGCTGCCCGTCGTGGTCGTCGTCACGACGGCAAAACTCAGCACCAGCGTTTTCCCCACAAAGGTGTAGGCGGTATCGACTGTTAGATCGCCCGACGCGACGACCCATGTGCCGGTGTCCGCCGAATAATCCGCCGCGTTGAACGAGACGGACGTCCAGTAGCCCATCGCCACGGATCGCGTGCTCTCAAAAAACGAATTAGCAAAGACCGCTTCCATGCGGGCATTACCGGAGAACCCGCCCAGCGTCCCAGAAGGCGCCCCAATAGACAGCTTGCCTGGAACACTCCCCACGAGGTAATACTCACCCGCGACAGGGGTATCGGCTTGCGTGAAGGTCACCGCCCGTCGATACGTGCCGCTGTCTTGGTCGGAGACAAACTCGAGCGACGACACCGTGCCAGGCGTGGACCCCTTCAGGCTATTGGCGATAATGCCCCAGCGGAACGTCTCGGTAGAGCGCCCCAGCATCAGCGCTGGCCCTTCCACGGACGCATTCCCATAACTGCCCACGAGCGCCGCTTCTCGAGGGCCAGCGGTATTCGACTTGCCGGCGTTGGCGATGACGTCGCCGTCGAAGTGCCCGCTGAAGTTCGGCACGATCGAACCAGTGATGGTGCCGCCTGCCGCATTCGCCCCACCTGAGCCGAGGATGCCGCGCAGTTGATCGGTCCAGGTCGTTTGTAGTTCGCTCCCAGAGAGACAGGTCAGGTTGTAGGTGGCCGTCCCTTTCGCAATCGTCCCCATGCGGACCTGCGTAATCAGGTGACTCCCGCTCACCGTCCGGTCTGAGAACGTCAATGTGATTTGATCGCCAGGCATGACAAAGCCAGACGCCCGCTTCGTGCTGACGTGGACCCACTGCGGGATGGCGAGCGCCCGTCGCAGAAGACCCGTCGCGAGTTCTGTCGCAGCGTCTTTGTCGAAGATGTCCGGTGCTTCAAAGAGTTTGGCAAACGTCCCGTTGGAGGCAATCTCGCCGGCATCCTCCACGGTGACCACGAGCGGGAACTGCACGGAATAGACCAGCGTAATCACTTGGCCGTTCGGCAGATTACCGGCTGCTCTGGTAAGGGTATTGGTGGCCGCGGTCCACGTATACATGCCCCCCTGTGATGGCGGACTCAGCGTGGCATAGCTGCCGTTCTCGGTGACATAGCCAGCCGACAGGAGATACCCTTCCGCGTTGGTTGCTGGGTCATAATCCAGCACCCACGAGCTGATGGCCCCCGTCCCGGTCGCCGTGAACGTCTTCGAGACGACGGTCGCTGTTCCATACCGGAGATGGATCGAATTCACATATTGTTGTCGGCCCTTATCCCATGTAATCGGCCCCATCGACTCTTTATTCGCCGCCGTCATGCTGTAGCTGGTCGTCTTGGTGCCAACCGAGAAGAACTCCAGCACATCGCTGGGGGTGATGCGCCAGACCCAGCCGGTAATCTCGGAGAGATGGTTCAGGACTTCCCGCAGCGTGACATCCACAAACGTCTGCGCCTCTAGCGTGGCCCCGGTGCCCATCCCGGCGTCCAGCGTGATGCTGTAGGGCGCAAGATACGTCGTGCGAAGGTCCGCCACCACATCATGCAGCGTCTGCCCAGCGGCATACTCTTCATTGACGACGATCTGGTCCACGACCTGACTCTTCGCTCGAGCCGTGATGACCGTCAGCGTGCCGATGTGCGGGCCGGTGATCGGCTTGTCTTCGACCCTCGTGACCGTGCCGTGGAACAGCGTGGTGCCACCATCGGCAATGGAGACGACATGGTCCAGCGATGGCCGGTAGGCTGAGGACGTGCTGATCGTGTCCCTGACAGGAATGGTGGCCGTCCAATCAGACCCGAGGGTCATGTCGATCGTCATCTGATTGAGCAGCGTCTTGCTCGTGCGATCGACGGCGTTGATCGTGACGGTAATCGCCATCAGTTCAGGGTGTGATACGCGACGGATTCGGTCAGGACATTGCCGTCGAGATAGACAGGAACCACGATCTGCGCCTTCGAGCCGCCGCTGGTTCCGGCGCTGAATGGCAGTGATGTCCCGCCGCTAGGACTCGGCACCGGCAACGCCCGGATGGCATTGGCCAGCGCCTGGAGTTCGCCTGTCACCACGGCGCCCCATTCCTTCCATTGGTCCTTGCTGATGTCCAGCTTGCCGCCGAGTTCGTCCAGCGCCTTCGCGGCTTCGGTCGCGGTTTCGATCGTGGCTTGGGCCTGCTCTTCGGTAGCGCTTTTGGCGTCATCGCTCTTCTTGGCCTGTTCATCCAGCGCTTGCGTGACTTCATCGATGGCCTGTTGCGCCTGCGTCGGGTTATTCCGGCCTACGCCCTGCGTCAGCTTGATCCAGAGCCGTTCGCCATCCTCACCCAGCATCAAGAGCTTCTCGTGCAAGGCGTCGAACCCGCCGAAGGTCTCGGCGAAGTCCACCACGAGATCGCGGCCCTTGTTGCGGTCAAAGAGCCCGAACAGCGCCACCACGGCTTTCCCGGCGGCAATGGCGGACGAGACAATACCCGTAATGCCTGACGCCATGTCGAGAATCCCAGCCAGCGAACCTTTCTCGGATGCGCCTTTCCGCATCTGCTCGATGGCCTTCTGCGCCACATTGGCCGAACTTACCAATTGAGACAGCGAGGACACCATCCCGCTAAACGTGGACCCAGACACCTGAGCCAACCCGCTCAGCGCCTGCGCGAGATCGCCGAAGTCCACCGTGAGCTTTTCGACCTTTGGGGCGACGAATTCGACCTGCGAGCCGATGTGCGTTCCGAATGGAATCCCATCGACATACTTCAACCGGAATCCGAAATCCGCCATCGCTGGCGTCACGAACCGCTCGAGCTTTTGACCGATAAAGTCCAGTTGTCCGTGAAGGCCTTCGGTGTTGTATTTCAGATCAAAGGTCTCTTTGGCTGTGGCCTTCACGGCCTTGCCGTGAGCATCTAGCGCCTTCCGTTGTTCATTCAGCGCCGCGGTAATGCGATCGATTTCGTCCGCGTCAGGTAAATTCAGTCCAAGTCCGGCATTCGTCGCCAGCGGTTTCGGTCCAGGCGCTTGTGGCGTGGTGCGGTCAATGTCGTCCTTCATGCGCTTCCAGACATTCAGGAAGTTCAACGCATCGACAATCATCGTGCCGGTCACGATCGTCACCTTGTTTTTTAGTTTCTCCCACGCATCCTGTGCGGCTTCAAGGTCTTTAATCGTGTCCTCTGACATCTTGTCCGCAGCATTCGCGGCGTCTCGAAATCCTTCCTTGATCGCCGGTAACAGTTCCGCCGCACTACGTCCGAACAGCTCCATCGCAACCTGGGTCTGAATCATCGGATCGGGAATCTTCTGCACCGCGTCTGTGATGGCGAGAAAGGCATCTTCTGGACGCATCTGCCGAATGTCGTCAAAGGACAAGCCAGCCGCTTGTAATGCGGCGACGGTAGACTTGTTGCCTTCAGCGAGATTCTGATTCATCTTCGTCAGCGCGGTGCCGACGGCTTCAATGGACGACCCGGCTTGCTCTGCGGCAGCCTTGAAGCCTTGTGTCGCCTCAGCGCTGATCCCGAGTTGTTCCGCCATGTCGTGAATCTGCGAGGCTGAATCCAGCACAGACTTGCCGAAGCTCACGACCGCGCCGATCGAGAACCCAATACCAATGGCGCCAGCGAGGCTGCCTGCAGTGCTCACAATGTCGGTAGTAGCGACCTTCGCCTTCGTGGTCTCAGCGGCGAGCTTCTTCATGTCCTCCGGTGCTTCTTCGCCCAGCACGCGGTATTTCGCCAGCGCTTCCGTCAAGGTCGCATTAAGCCGTTCCTGCTCCGCCTCCGTCAGCCGTGTGGCCCCGCCGATGTCTTTGACCGCCTTCGTGGCCAGCATGGCCTCTTCGAAGACTTTCTTCCCGAGGAAACTCTCGGACATCTTCCCGAGCGCCTTGCTCACATCCTCCGCGCTGTTCTCAAACCCCTCCAACGACGCTTCGGCCTTCTTGACCGCGTCGGTAAAGTTGGAGAAGTCCGCGAGGAACCTAGCCGATACCGTCATGGCTCTTGTGAATTGATTCTGTTTATTTCTTCAATAACTACGCGATAGACATCAGGGTCAAGGTCTTCTACGTCGTCATATCGCCACCCGCTGAAGTATTTGCAGATGGCGAGATTGGTGACGACGTGCTCACGCCATCCAGGCTGTTTTTTTCGGCGCTCCGTTCCGCGTCCATCTTGGCTTCGTGGGCTTCGACGGCATTCAGGATTTCCCGGAAGTCATCGGACGGCAGATTGTCAAAGGCTGCGGCCTTCGCGGTGTCATCCTGATCCAGCAATGGCACACGCTTCCCTGAGGCGTCATCGATAGACCAATCCAGCACGTAGGTGACCAGCTTGCTCGTCCCGACATTAACCGGATCGATACCACCACCAGGGTCAATCATCCGGCGAAACATCCGCTTTTGTTCCCCAGCCGTCAGATGCTTCTTCACCAGCAGCCAATCGCCTCGGCTAATCTGCAGCGTCTCTGTTTCAGGATTCCGATACCGAATAGACATGCTTCACTCCTGCGGACCCAGCGTTGCCGTCAACGACGTATCCGCAATCTGCAGAGAGATAATGGGCCAGCGCCACGGCTGGCCCTTCGGTCGAGGCACCACGAACGTCAGCGGACTCTGCGACACCGCAAAGGCGTCCGTGCTCACGACTGTGGCCGTGAGCGTGCTTTTCGATGGCTCGACCTGAACCACCCATGAACGCAGAGAGGCCGCTTTGTGGTAGGCCCACCGCACATGCCCCTCTGGTCCACGGATTACAACGCGCGATTCCATCCACCCTCACTAGAACGATGACGTCCAGGTGCCGTTGGCCGCGAAGCTGCCTGAGATCGCCACGGCGCCAGACACGCTGGTGTCCATCGAGATGTCCAGCCACGCCGGCCCTGCATGGAACTTCGATGGCGCATTGGCTGCGGGATACAGATACATCTTGCAACCATCCGCTGAGGCCGCTGCGGTGAACGGCTTCGATTCCGTGTCATCCCAGAAGCCCGAGAACGTCCCCTGAATGTCCGGCAACCCTTGCACATAGGTCTTGTTGCCGTCGCCGAACGACGTCACTTCGATCTTGTCCGTCGCTTTGTTGATCGTCCATGCGTTCAACTTGATGACGCTTGTTGCCGTGCCGGTGCCAGTGGTGCTGAGATAAATAACCCCGAGCCGACCAGGATATACAGCCACTGTGTGTCTCCTATGCTGCCCGACTCTCGAGCAGCCGTTGAAGGTCTCCGATCACCGCGCGTGCCCTCTGCACCCACGACGACTCGGCCACACAGGCCGGCAATTCAGACGCAAGACGTGCGCGCTCCGCTGGCTGCTCCAGCCAGTGACGAATCAGCGCTTCCGCTTCTGCTGGCGTGGTGAAGGTCGGCACGAGCTCGCCGAACACTTCGCCCACTTCTTTCCGATACTCTGAGAGATGGAACTGCCCACAGGCCGCCAGTTCATAGGCGCGCGGACTGAGCGATTCCGCTCCGGTTACCCGTTGCATGGACCGCCCCCATCCACCGAATGAGCGGTAGAGATTCAGGCCAATCTTTGCGCGGCGATAGAGTCCGGCGACCTGTTCGTTGGCGACGTTCTCACCCTTGAGACAGGCGCGTGCGCGGGCGTTGAGGCCAAGCCCTTTGCCGTGCTTGCCCCAGTTCCCATAGAGGCCGAGGTCGATGCCGTTCCAGTCCACGTTGTTGAAGAACGCGATGCGGTCAGGGAATCCAGACCCGACAAACACCACATCATGGGACGGGAGGTCAGCGTCTTCCGGCAGTCCCAGCGTCGTATGCTTGAGCGGGTGCCAGCCGTGCGGGATATAGCTGGCGTTCTTATTGACTTCTCGGAACGCCGGCACGGACGTCCGCTCATTCGTCCAGCACCCGTCCACGAGCTTCGCAATCTTCAGTTCGTGCTCGAGGTCATAGGGCGTCTCGGTGAATAGCACGACAACCCGCAGCCCTGCCCGCTTCATCATCACGATCGAATCGGGATGTTGGAGCATGGCCGAAACAATCAGCACCACATCGGATTGCTTCCGAAGGGCCATCTCCAGCACCCCGACGCCCGCGTGATACATCACGTCGGCATGGTTCGGTCGCGCCAAGTCCGGCTGTGTTTTACTCTTCGTGCGCCAGAGCCAGTAGAGCGCCTTATGCGAGGCTTCGATCCGTGTGTCCAGCCGGTAGGTCTCCACCTCGATGCCGTGATACCGCAGCCCATATAAGAGGCCGTCGAACACATCCGCGGTAGACCAACTTGCGCCAGGGTGCGCGAGCAAGATACGGAGCGGCCGTGTGCTCACAAGCGCACCAGTTCCCGCTCGGCCCACGCGCTGTTATGGCCGAGATGCGCGATGACCTCAGGCCGCCAGACAATCTGTTCCCGCTGCCACTTCATCGTCTCGAGGAAGTGGCAGTCGCCGCCATCGAATGACCCCCAGACGCCGAACTTGTCAGGCTCATTCGGTATGAGCATCATCGGCGTGCCGACGTTGCCATGAATGACGAGCGTGTGACGCCAGAGCGTGACGCCGTTGGGATACTGCATCCGGAATAGGACGGGATGACCAGGCGTCTGGTAAATGGCATCCGCCATCAAGGCGCGAGTTCCAGGCGCATAGCAGTCGTCGTCGTCAATGTGCGCGACATACTGGCCGCGGATGTAGGGCGCCACAAAGTTCCGCTCACTGTGTCCCCAGTCGCCGCCAGGCGCACAGGGGATATGCCGGACGCGCGCATCCGACACCGGAGGTCCGCCGACGACCAGAATCTCGTCACCAGGCCAACACTCGATTGATGCGAGCGTATTCGCCAGCGACGGACGGCCAATGGTTGGCACGATGAAACTGATCATGCTACCCTCGGCAAGACGAGAAAGCTTCTGACACGAGCCTCCGCAGGACCGACGCTGGGTTGATGCTCGAGACGGGGAACAACAGCATCCGAAGCGGACCAGGATGGCACCCCGTCACCGGATGTCAGAAGACCCAGCCTCGTCATGAAGTCACCGCCTGCAGCACGCTGGCGACCTTGGCACGGCCTTCTTCCACACACTGGGCGTAAAGATGCCAGTAGATCGGCCCAATCGCCTGCACCGCGCGCTGCTGGTCCTCGGTCTGGCCTT